CATACAAGTTATCTTCGATAGCTTCTTCTGTGATTGCAAACGCCAACGCAATTGTTTCGTTTGTGTAACGAGCTGTGTAAGTTTCTTGTGCGTCGTCAAAAGTAACACCTTGTCCTTCAGGTTTTACTGCTGCATTCGCGAAACCTGATAACATTACTTCCTCTTCGAAAGCTCTGTCTGAAGTTTCTGTGTCAAAAATCTCAGCATGCTCATTAGCATATTGTTTATACTCTAGTCCGAATAAAGCATTCAAACCAGGTTCTAGTTCTTTAACTAGTTGTGCTCTTGATATAGCCATAGTTATTTATCTCCTTATTCGCTATTAGTACAACATACTTGCCGGTAAGAACGATACAATTATATTAGCACCAGCTACTGTAAGATCTTTGTTTTCTGGATCTTCAGCGCTTCTTACTAATCTAAATTGAGCAGTCGTACTTGCCGATGCAACGTCTAACGTAGAGATCGATTGACCATCTTTGTTATCTGTCGCTGTATAGTTGTTCATGTTCATCGCATTCTGTGCTCCAATCATAGCTTGAGTCACTTGTGCATCCGCTTTAACAACATATTCCTGTTGAGGATTGTCGTTAACGAACGCAAGAATGTCGTTTGAACCTGTGTTGTAGTTGATTGATGTTGCTTGTGAAGCAACGACGTTGTTAGAAAATGTTGGTTTTCCAGCAGAGTCAATAAAAAATGCTCCGTTGAAAACACCAATACATCCAGGTTCTGCGTTACCGCCGGCTGTTGACCAAGCTGTTCCGCCTACTCCCCCACTATCTAACGTTGTGAACGCTACGTCTTGGACGAATCCCTGATTACCTGCATTTTGCACGTTCATTGGATCACCCTTGTTTGACGCTACGCCCGGTGCTGTTTGGATTTTGTATTCAGACTGTCCAGAAGTCGCTGGTGTGTTACCAACGTTCATGACCATTCTTAAACCAAATCCAGTTGTACTAGCATTTGCCATAGTTGTTTTCTCCTATATGTACCTGCCCCGAAGGGCCTCCAGTACGGTTTTAGTTTAATTCGTTGGTTGAGGAATTACTAAATAATTAGCTTTTCTTTGTACCACCGAAGGTTACACGAGTACTCGAATCTTTTGAGAATCTCATACTTGGGTGCTGTTCCTTCATAAGATTGGAATTAATTGCTTCTTCTTTGTCTTGAGTCTGTTTCTTATAGTACTCTTCAATTTGAAGCGCAATCTCCTCTGGTATCCTAGCCAGCAATAGGCCTCCTACTCCGATGACTCCTGCGTATTTGCCTTCGCTCATAGTTGGAAAATCTTCATCAGGATATTCGTCAGCTTTTACAAGCTCGTATCCTTCTCGAAGAGACGCTGCTATGTTTTTTGTATCGTTAAAACCCATAGTTTCAGCTCTAATCCATCTATGCCTATAGCCGTCTGGCGCAGGCGGTGCATCCAAGGATGAGGGTGGAGTCCAAGTTTTTTTCTTTTCAGATTTAGTTCTTGTTTGACTCGCACGTGAAGTTCTTATTTTATTATCTTTTTCCATATGCCTATACTCCTTCCGTGATGTTTACTTGTTTCGCATATTCTTCTAGTGGCACACCTAATCTTTTAGCAATTGCTACCTGTGAAGGCGTGAGTTTGACAGTTTTTCTGCGTCCGGTATTGCTTGAACGTTTAGCTGATGCTACATTTTGAGTAGGTTTTACTCTTTCTGTAGAATTACCATCTATCTTATCAAATTTGTGCGGAAATTCAAGTCTTATTCTTTTATCAACTTCTGCATAATATTCGTCAGATTGTGGGTCATAACCTTCTTCTTCTACAAGTGTTTTATGTAGATCAAAAGCTGTATGTGTCATAGCATTATCTTGACCAAACCAAGCATTTTCTTTTGCCCAAGCTTCTGCTTTAGGGTCCGTTCTAGCTTGTCTTGGAGCAGGTGCTTGATATTGAGGTTGTTCTACAACTTCCTCTTTCTTACGTTCACTAATTGTTTTTAGTGCACCTAATCTACTTGCATCGTTTGCAAGTTTAGCCATTTGTTCTTGTGCTTTTACTTGCCCGTCTACATCTCCAGCTTCTATTGCTACTCTCAATGCTTGTCTAGCAGCATCCATGTTTGTAGAAACTCTTGATTCAAATTCCTTAACGTATGAACTATCTAAACTAGAAACTTTTTTCTCTAGTCTATCTTTTTCTGCTTTTGTCATTTGAGCAAACTGAATAGCTTCTTCTTTTTGTCTTTCAGCTTCTCTCATTTTACGAGTTAGTTTAGCAATTCTTTTTTGAACTCCTTCACTATATTCTTTTAACTCATCTGGATCTTCTTTTTTTTCCAGTTTAGTTTCTCTTTCGTTTTCAAAAGATTTATCTTCAGGTATTTGTTCTACCTCAATCTTTTCTACTTTGGGTGCTTCAACTTTTTCTGGTTCACCCTTATCGTCTAAATTAACTTCTGCACCGACTGTTTCGCCGACATCAATTAATTCTTCTGATGACTTCTTTTGTGCTTCTTCTGGCATAGTTTCCTTCCTATGTTAAATGTAATGAAGAACTGATTCAGGATCACCTATGGTCCCTAACACTTCATCATCGTTTAGTATTCGCACTTCTCCACCTTC